AACCTAGGTATATGCTGGTAGTATTTCCCCTTAAATGAGGATGCCACACTGGTAGATACTGGAGTTTTTATGGATAAGCAGGAGTTTAAGAGAAGGCTGAAGGTGTTGGGAATTAAGCTAACTGAAGCAGCGGATGAGATGGGATATAGCCCTGCTACGGTATGGGAGTGGAGTGAGGTACCTAGGGCGGGTTACTGGTATCTCATGTACAAGGAGAATTATGCTGCACTGCGACAGAGAGTGTTGGATGCTATATATAATAAGGAGTAGGGATGGATCTGTTAGAGCTATTTGATCGGGGTAACAGCCAAGCTACTACTCTGGCTTTGTATCAGGCCCGTAACAACCCTGAGATGGTGGCTAAGTATGGGCAGGATAATCTTGCGAATGCGGAGCATAAAGCCTTTATGAAGGGGCTGATGGAGGAGAAGCCTTGGATGATGCCTAGCATGTTACTGGGTATTCCTGCTTATGATGTGGGCAAGAGGATGGGGTTGTTAAGTGGCCGGTCTAGTCCTGGTCTGGAGCAGATGGGTGCTGCGTATGAGGGTATGTGGAGCGGCCTCCTTGGAGATTAGCCCTGAAGTACAGGTTATCCTACGCTGGAAGGCTGATCCTGTTTACTTTATCGAAAGCATGTGGGGAGCTTATAAGCGATCTGAAGATGATCGGTTGATGGATGAGTGGCAGGAAGAGGCCAGCATGGCCTTAACTACGGAAGACCGGCTTTCTGTCAGGTCAGGTCATGGCATAGGAAAAACCACATGGTTAGCCTGGATCATGATCTGGTGGATGATTACTCGGGATGAGCCTCGTATTGCTTGTACAGCGCCTACTTCTCACCAGCTTAACGATGCTTTGTGGGGTGAGATCGCTAAATGGTACAAGAAACTACCTAGAGAGCTTCAGAAAGAGCTTGAGGTTAAGAGTGAGAGAATAGAGGCGAAGAGGAATCCGAAAGAGTATTACGCTGTTGCACGTACTGCGAGGAAAGAGCAACCAGAGGCATTTCAGGGCTTTCACGCTGGTGACATGTTGTTTATCGCAGATGAGTCTTCTGGTGTAGATGATATTATCTTTCAGGTTGGTGAAGGCAGTATGAGTACAAAGGGTGCTAAGACCATTCTTACTGGAAACCCTACTCGTACCTCTGGATACTTCTTCGACTCACACAACCGCATGAGAAGCACTTGGTACACCATGCGTGTCTCTTGTGAAGATGCCAAGATGGTTGATCCTTCTTATGTAGAGAGGATGGCTAAACGGTACGGTAGAGATTCAAACATCTTTCGTGTGCGTGTTTTGGGTGACTTCCCTAGCTCTCAGGATGATGCTGTTATCCCGCTAGAGTTGCTGGAATCAGCCACCATAAGAGATGTTGAGCAATCGGATGGTAAAATCATCTGGGGTGTAGACGTAGCCCGGTTTGGTGATGATGAATCCGCTCTTGCAAAGAGAATGAGAAATGTTTGTCTTGGTGTCAGGACATGGAAGGGCAAAGATACCATGCAGACTGTGGGGATAGTGATAAATGAATATAACGAAACGAAACCAGAAGATCGTCCCGACACTATTTGCGTTGACAGTATTGGCCTTGGGGCTGGTGTCGTGGATCGTCTTATTGAGCAAGGATTACCTGCAAAGGCTGTAAACGTAGCTGAGACTGCAAGTGTAAGTGATAAGTTTAACCGGCTGAGGGATGAGCTATGGTGGAAGGGTAGAGAGTGGCTGGAAACTCTCTCTTGCAAGATCCCTGATGATGGTGATCTGATCGGCGAGCTGTCGAGTCCCACCTATGGTTACACCTCTGCTGGCAAGATTATCGTGGAAAGTAAGTACGAGATGAAGAAGCGCGGCATACCCAGCCCTAACAGGGCGGATGCTTGGAATCTCACGTTTGCTGAGAATGATGAAGTCTATTCCGTTGTGGAAGAAGAATATGAGACTACAGGTGCCTACGGATGGATGATGTAATCAAACTAGCTCTAAAGCGGTATGATTTGTGTGTAGATGCCGATAGCGAAGAAAGAAACCTTGCTGTAGAGGATCTTCGTTTCTTAAATGGTGAGCAGTGGCCTGAAGAAGTACAGAGAGAAAGAGAAGATGGTCGCCCCTGTTTGGTTATCAACCGTATCCCTGCTTTCACCCGTCAGGTAGAGAATGATATTCGTCAGGTACGCCCTGCTGTAAAGGTAAGAGGTGTCGACTCTCAATCAGATCCCAAGACTGCTGAAGTCTTGAATGGGATGATAAGAGCCATAGAATCTACTTCTAACGCAGAAGCCGCTTATGACTGGGCTGGAAAGTACGCTATAGACTGTGGGTTTGGTTTCTGGACAGTTAACACTCAGTACGCTGATGGATATACGTTTGACCAAGAGATCGTTATAAAGCGGGTGAAGAATCCGTTTACCGTACATCTTGACCCAAGCAGGCAGGAATCCGATGGATCAGACGCCAGATTCGGGTTTGTTGAAGATAACATGCCTCGGGAAGAGTTCGAGGAAAAGTATCCGGACAAGGAAGGTGAGTGGGCTGGTGACGGCCACGATACGAATGAGTGGTTTTCAAAGGATACGGTAAGGATTGCTGCTTACTGGTGCATCACCACGAAAGAAGAGACCATCTACCAGACACCTCTTGGCCTTGTAAAAGAGATTCCAGAAGAGTTTAAGGATTTTGACTTCCCTAGTCGTGTGGTCGAAATAGATACCGTCAAGCGTTACCTGATGACGGCTAACGACATACTTGAAGAGACTGATTGGCCTGGGAAGTTTATCCCTATTGTAGAAGTAAGGGGTGATGAGCTTGATATAGAAGGGCGCACTCACACCAAGGGTGTTGTGCGGGATATGATGGATTCTCAGCGCCAGTACAACTACATGCGTAGCGCCATTGTTGAGAGGATAGCATTAGCACCCAAAGCACCTTTCATCGGTGCCAAGGGCCAGTTTAAGAATCCCAAGTGGAATCGGGCCAACACCAAGAATTATGCTTATCTTGAATACGATGTGGTCCCCGGCGCACAAGCACCTATGCGCCAAGCCCCACCCGATATAAGCCCTGGTCTTACGCAAGAATTAGTTACGGCTAGCGAGGAATTCCAAGCCGTTTCGGGCATGCACCGCCAGAGAATGGGCGATGGTGCTGTATCTTCCAGTGGCAAAGCAGTAAACGCATGGAAAGTACAGTCAGAAGTAGGTACTTTCCACTACGTAGACAATCTAGCACGAGCCATGCGGTATTCTGGGCGTATTCTTGTAGACCTTATCCCCAAAATCTACTCAGGTGCGAGAATCGTTAACATCCTTGAGCCTGATGGCAAACAAGGGCAAGTGACTGTCAACCAGCCCGGTGTCTCTAACGGCCAAGAGTACAACTATGACCTGAATGTGGGTAAGTACGATGCTGTTGTAGACATAGGCCCTTCTTACGTTACACAGAGGCAGGAAGCATCCGAGACCATGATGCAGATGCTTCAATACTTCCCACAAGCCGGTCCTATTATTGGTGATTTGGTAGCCAAGAATATGGATTGGCCTGGTGCAGATGAGATAGCCAGGCGGTTGGAATCCATGCTTCCCCAAGAGGTCTTACAGCAGAAGTACCCTGCTATCCAACAACTGCTGAAGAAGGCTGAAGGTGAGAAACAGCAGATGGGCCAAGCCATCCAGATGTTGCAAACGCAACTACAGCAAGCCCAGATTCTGCTGACAGACAAGGCTGCTGAGATAGACCTGAAGGCCAAAGAGACCATGATTAAAGAGCAGGAAGTGCGTAGAAAGGTAGCCAAGGATCAACTTGACGTAACCACTGAGCTTACAGAGCTTGAGCTAAAATATGCTACCGACGTACCTGGGGCTGCTGTATGAATAAGTATCAAACACCTCTGAAGTGGCTGATAGAAGAATCAGACAGGATAGAGGCTCGTCTAGCCAAGCTAGAGGCACACATCGCAGTACAGGATGAAAAGATCAAAACCCTGGAAGTTACTAAAGCTAACAGGGCAGGCAGGAAGGCTACCAGTGGCCCCTCACTGGGTTAAAATACTTAGGTAATCCTATGACTGAAGAAGCGACCGTAGAGGTTGAGAGTACCCCTTTGCCTGTGGCAGAGGTGCCCGCTGAAGAAGCGATAGTCGAATCTGAGGCAGTACAAGCCGAAGAAGTAGTGGAAGATGCGACAGCCACTGAATCGCCACCCAAGAAGAGTGGTGTACAGAAAAGGATTGATGAATTAACGCGACAACGATACGAAGCTAACCAAAGGGCAGATCAAGCAGTACAGCGCGAGCAGGAATTAAGGCAGCAGGTTGTAAACCAGTCTCAGGAATCCACCAAGCCTACGTTGGAAGATTACAACTTCGATCAGGAAGCATGGGCATCTGCCTATGAGCAGTGGGTACAAACGGGACAGGACAGAAGCCGTGCAGAGCAATATCAAGCTGCACAAGCCGCAGAATTCCAGCGCGTAGAATCACAGAAGCAGCAAAGCATCACGGAAAAGGCATACAAGGCTCAGGAAAAGTACCCTGACTTTATGCAGAAGGTCCAAGATCCTTCGCTGCCTAGCCTGCGTCAGATTTCCCCGGCAGCTTACGACGCCGTAGCAGCATCAGACTCTATGGGTGATATTGCCTACTACATGGCAAACAACCCTCAAGAGGTCTACAAACTAGGCTCATTGTCGCCCGTTCAGGCAATCATGGAAATAGCGCGGCTGGAGAGTAAGTTTACCTCCAAGCCTGCACCCACTACATCATCGCCACCACCACCTCCATCTGAGTTAAAAGGCAGGGCAGAAGCAGTAACAGATCCTGATAAACTTCCAATAGATGAGTGGATGAAGTGGAGGCATAAACAAAGGTAATAAATCATGGCTAACATCAACCTCACACCCGACAAAATCCTGCGTGAATCTCTCGCGGTTTTGCATCAAAAACTCAACTTCTGCACCAACATTATCACCGAATACGATGATTCTTTTGCCAGCGAAGGCGGCAAGATTGGCGATGCAATGCGTATCCGCCAGCCTATTCAGTACGCTACTTCTACTGCTGCAACTATGCCTACTACTACAGGCGCAGACAGCACAGGCGTAAGCACTACTCTGACCATCGACAACCAGCGTTATGTCCCGATGCGGTTCACGTCTAAGGAATTAACTCTGGATATTGAGGATTTCAGCACCCGCCATATCGAACCTGCTATGGCAGTACTGGCATCCAAGATCGAGCACGACGTTCTTGGCACCGCTGTTAAAGGCTGCGCCGGGCAACTCTGCGCGACTGTTGGTAATGTCGCTTTTGCCGATATAATGTCTGGACGTAAGACTTTGCAGGATAATCTTGCTCCCCCGAGTGGCCGTATCGCTCTTATGGATACGCAGGGCAACGTCGATATTGTTACGGATAACAAGAGCCTGTTTAACGACAACAGTCAGGTCAGCAAGCAGTATAAAGAAGGCGCGATGGGCCGGTTTGGTCAGTTCGACTTCTATGAGAATACGCTGATTCCCAAGCATACTGCTGGCACTGCTGTAGCCACCTACAAGGTCAACGGCGCATCCCAGGAAAAGACGCTTTCTGCTTCTGATTCTGATCCGATGAATGGTGTGATCGCCATTGACACTGGCACCAAGGATGTTGTTGCAGGTGAGATCATTACAATCGCTGGTTGTAATGCGGTTCATCCTGAGACCAAAGAGTCTACTGGCGTACTTAAGCGTTTTGTCGTTACATCCTTCTTGACTGCCGCAGGCGATCTGAGTATCAGTCCTGCGATTATCAAGACTGGTCCCCACCAGAATGTATCGGCCTTCCCAACGGACGGCGGTGACGTTACAACTATCGGTGTAGCAGGTACGGCTTATAATCAGTCTCTGTTGTTTCAGAAGAGCTTTATGGCTATGGCTACTGCTGATCTTGTTATGCCCAAAGGTGTAGATATGGCGAGCCGCCAAAACTACGATGGCATCTCTCTGAGGTTAGTACGTGACTACGACATCAATAAGGATCGGATGCTGACTCGTATCGACTGCCTGTACGGGTCGAAGGTGCTTCGTCCCGATCTTGGGTATCGTCTGCTTCACACCTAAATAAGGATAGGGGGTCAGCAATGGCCCCCTTACTCTATGGATTATCAGACAATATGTTGGATAGCCTCTTACCCAAAATCAGGTAACACATGGTTTCGCCTTTTCCTGGATGCTTATTATCTAGGTGAAGTGGATATAAATGATATGGTCTGTTCTTTATCAGACGATGCCGTTTCCAGAGCGCAGGTAGGCGATGGCTCGCATCCTTGGAAGTATCCTATCCATATCCAGCAGTTAACGCGCCCTATGGCTCTCCTACGGCTTGTCAGGGCCTTTGCTGATAATAAGTTTTCAGATATACCTCTGTTTGTAAAAACACATAATGCGAATATATCAACAAACGGAATAGAGTTACTTCCAGCTATGTTGACAAAGGCAATGATCTGCATAGTGCGTGATCCGCGAGATGTGGTGCTTAGTTATGCAAAGCACATGGGTAAAACTGTAGATCAAGCCATAGATATGATGTGTGATAAATATCAAACCTTGATTGCTGATGAATCTCGCATGTCAGATGTAACTTCATCGTGGAATATCCACACAAATTCATTTCTACATGATAAAGATCACAATGTGCTCATAATTCAATATGAGGATATGAAAGCTAATCCTGTAGACACTTTCTCCAAGATGCTGAAACATGCCGGTGTCGAGGTAGATAAAGAGAAGGTACGGAAAGCAGTAAAGATTGTTGATATTAAAAATCTAAAGAAGAGGGAGAAAGCATCTGGGTTTAAAGAATCCAGCCCTAATGCCAAGAACCAGTTTTTTGGTACAGGCATAGGATGGAGTAATGAATTAACTCCCAAGCAACGATATAGAATAGAGAAGCAGTTTGGTAGTGTTATGAAGAAACTTGGTTACTTAGAGAAGAGGCGCGTAGCATGAGTTTAGATACCTATACAAACCTCAAAACTGAGATAGCGGATTATCTTAATCGCTCTGATCTAACTTCCAACATTCCTACCTTCATCACTCTTGCCGAATCCAAGATCAACCGTGATCTGAGATTGAGAGAGCAAGAGCAGCTTTCGTATACAACCCTATCCTCTACGGAGACTACTCCTTTTGTTGCATTACCAACAGGATTCATAGAGTTTCTATTTCTGAAGGTAAAGAAGGATTCTCAATCAGATAGTGATTATGTAGAACTGAAATATCTGCCTCCCAGTCGTTTCCATGAAGCCTATGATTGTACTGATCCCGAGTATTATACTATCAGAGATCAGTTAGAGATAAACGTGATCCCAAGTGAGGATTACACGATCAGAATGCACTATATCAAGAAGTGGGATAT